GTTTGAAGGGCTTTATTATAAATCATGATACAGGCGCGACAGATCAGGCATTAATTTATGACAATGCTTCTGCCGCGTCTGGAACTATTGTTTTGGAGTTAGATGAGTCTGGAAAAGGCGTTTTTGGGATGGAAATTCCGGGAGATGGAATAATTTTTGAGAATGGGCTTTTTGGAAATATTCCTAGTGGTGTCACTCTAACTTTATTTGTGCAGAGGTAACATGGCTCGTAAAAAAGAAAATCCAATACGCAAAACCACTGGCAAAGGCGGTAATTACCGCAAAACTAAATCAGGGGCTGGCATGACCAAAAAAGGTGTTGCCGCGTATAAGAAAGCAAATCCCGGCTCTAAGCTGAAGACTGCCGTGACTGGTAAGGTCAAAAAGGGCAGTAAAGCGGCAAAGCGGCGCAAATCTTATTGCGCACGCTCGGCTGGACAGATGAAAAAGTTTCCAAAAGCGGCAAAAGACCCAAATAGCCGCTTGAGGCAAGCAAGAAAACGGTGGAAGTGTTAAATGGCTATGAGCCGTTCACAGATGGGGCAGCAAGTCACCAAGCCGCCTATGAAGAGGAAGAAAAATGCCAAAGGACGCGTGCTACAAAAAGGTAAAAGCAAGGTACAAGGTGTTCCCAAGCGCATACGCAAGCGGCGCAATCGCAAAGTGCCGAAAAGTCGGCGCTAAAAACTGGGGAAACAGCAAGAAAAAGCCTGTAAAGAAGGCTATGGGGGGCGTTATTGAGCCTTCTAACGAGTTTCGCAAGCGTCCAGTTCGCAGAATGTTAAGGGGTGGTGAAGTAGTCGCAAATGGTTGCGGAAAGGTGATGTCTGGTCGCCGCAAAGTGACGAAGAAAAGCTGATGGCGGTTAGAAAAACAAAAAAAGGCGCGGCTTTAAAGCGTTGGTTTAAGGAAGATTGGAAAGATGTGCGTACAGGCAAGGCTTGTGGTCGCAAAAAGGGTGAAAAACGTGGTACACCTTACTGCCGCCCAAGCAAACGTGTAAGCTCCAAGACCCCGAAGACAGCTTCGGAGATGACAGCGAGCGAAAAGCGTAGTAGAGTAGCACAAAAGAAGAGAATTGGGCAACCTGCGGGTAAACCTCGGAGGGTAAAGGCTCTTAAAAGGAAGAAGAAATGACAGTATCAGGCTCAACAGACTTTGAATTAGACGTAGCCGACTACGTTGAAGAGGCTTTTGAGCGTTGCGGCTTGGAAGTTCGCACTGGATATGACTTAAAAACAGCAAAAAGGTCTATGAACCTTATGTTTGCTGACTGGGCTAACCGCGGCCTCAATCAATGGACTATAGCTGAAAAGAACCTAACAGTTGTTCAAGGAGACGGCACTTATGACCTTGGAACCTCCACAATAGACATATTATCCCTTGTTGTACGTCGAGATGGCACAGATTACGCCTTAGATCGCATAAGTAGGGACGAATACCTTAATATCCCAACAAAATCCACAACAGGTCGTCCAACGCAGTATTTCGTTGATAGATTGATAAATCCTGTTCTAAAAATGTGGCCTTTGCCCGATAATAGCACTGATGTGGTGTATTATAACGCTTTAATACGCCTAGATGACGCCGATACTTACACAAATACGGTGCAAGTTCCCTTCCGTTTTTACCCTGCTTTGGCGGCTGGTTTGGCCTATTATATCAGCATAAAACGCGCTCCAGACCGCTCTCAACTCCTAAAAACGGTGTATGAAGAGGAAATAGGTCGAGCAATGGATGAAGATAGAGATCGCGCATCCTTTAGAGTAGCCCCTGATTTAAGGAATTACCGTTATGTCTAAGTATGCCACAGGAAAGTGGGCATATGGCATATCTGACCGCTCTGGCTTCAGATACAGGCTCAGAGACATGCGCAAAGAGTGGAATGGCCTTCTTGTGGGCAAGGATGAGTGGGAAGCGAAGCAACCACAACTAGAGCCTCTTCGTGCCACTCCTGACCCCCAAGCATTGCGCAATCCACGGCCTGAACAAAACATTCCGCAACAAGACAATATACAATGGGGCTGGAATCCGGTAGGAATGGCATACGATGGGGGTTTAACCCCAAATAATTTAGTTGCTACTGGCTCTGTTGGTAGCGTTACGGTGAATATATCATGAGCTTTACATACGCACAATTAAAGACCGCGATTCAAGACTATACTGAAAACACAGAAACAACTTTTGTGAACAGTCTTGATATTTTCATCAAAAACACTGAAGAACGAATACTTAAAATAGCTCAGTTAGAGGTATTTAGGAAAAATCAATCTGGAAACATGGCAGCAAACAACCAATTCCTTGCCCTTCCCAGCGATTATTTGGCTCCATACAGCCTTTCTTTTACAAGTGGGGGCAACAAAGAGTTTGTTTTATTCAAAGACGTAAACTTTGTTCAGTCATTTAACCCGAACAATTCTACGTCTGGCGCTCCTAGATACTATGCGCAGTTCGATATTGATAACTTTATTCTAGGCCCAACTCCAGATGCGGCTTACGATGTCGAGCTTCACTATTTCTATCGTCCAGCAAGCCTAACTGCTGGTGCTGAAGATGGAACAACATGGTTAAGCACAAATGCTTCTGTTTCAATGCTGTATGGCTCTTTGATTGAAGCATATACATTTATGAAGGGTGAGGCTGATCTAGTTCAAAACTACACTCAGAGATTCACTGAAGCCCTTTCTCGCGTTAAAAACTTCGGAGAATCACAAGAAGTTACTGACGCTTATCGTACTGGTCTTATTTTGCGGGAAAAAACATGATAAGTATCAGTCAAAACAAACATGTTAAACTTATAAGGAGATTGTGACATGGCCTTTTCAGGTAACTTCATGTGTACGAGCTTTAAGAAAGAGCTTCTTGAGGCCGTGCATAACTTTAAAAACTCAGGGGGTAGCACGTTTAAGATTGCCCTTTATACAAATAGTGCATCTTTTGACGCCTCTACAACAGCTTATACCGCAACTAACGAGGTATCAGGAACAGGCTATAGTGCTGGAGGAAACACTCTAACACGAGTTGATCCTACAAGTTCAGGAACTACAGCTTTTACTGATTTTGCGGATACAACATGGTCGTCTTCAACCATTACCGCTCGTGGCGCGATGATTTATAATGATTCCGCCGCAGGTAATCCAGCAGTCGTTATTTTAGACTTTGGGTCAGACAAAACGTCCACAAATGGTGATTTTACTGTAGTGTTCCCAACGGCAGATGCTTCTAGCGCCATTGTTCGGATAGCCTAATGACCGATGTTATCGTCCCCTTTTCTGGTTGGGGCCGAGGAACGTGGGGCCAACTCGCCTTTGGCGAAGGCTCCGTTACGAACGCGGGTGCCGTTGGAGGAATTGGCTCTGTAACAATAGTCGCAGAGGCCAATGTTCCTGTGACTGGCCTTCAAGCCGCGGGTTCGGTTGGTGGCGTAACCGTTGTTGCAGAGGCTAACGTTAATCCAACTGGCGTTTCTGCGACAGGTGAAGTCGGCTCTGTAAGTATTATTGAGGGCGTAGGCGTAAACGTAAACGTTACTGGCGTTTCGGCTACTGGTTCTGTTGACTCTGTTACAGTTATTGGAACAGCCGTGGTTAGTGCCACTGGAGTAGCTGGCACAGGAGCCGTAGGGTCTGTTGTCGTCACCGCCGATTCAATAACTTCTGTTACTGGTCTTGAAGCTACTGCTTCGGGTGGTGCGGTCACTACAACCGCTGACGCTAATGCTCCTGCGACTGGTATTGCGGCTACAGGTTCTGTTGGAGCAGTAGACGTAGGAATATTTGTTACAGTAAATGTAACCGCGCCAAACGCCGCTATTGGGCGGGTTGGTGCCGTAGAAACTAACGCAAATGCAGACGTTCATGTCACTGGAGTATCAGCGACAGGTATTGCAGGTCAGGTCCTCGTTTGGGGGGCTATTGTTCCAAATCAAAATCCGAGTTATACTCCCATAACACCATCTTCCACCCCCGCTTGGAGTGACGAAACACCGTCTCAATCTCCGGGCTGGGATGACATAGCAGCATAGGATAAAAAAATGCCTAGTACATATACATTAAACAACGGTATCGAACTCATCGGCACAGGCGAACAGTCTGGTACATGGGGAGATACCACAAATTTAAATCTCGAACTTTTAGACACAGCACTTGATGGTCAAGTCACAGTAACTTTAAGCTCCACAGGGACTTCAGGTTCTCCTAACGTCCTTCCAATCAGCGATGGGACATCATCAAATGGTCGTAACCGAATGGTTATTTTCAATGATGGTAGCGACATAGGCGGCACAGTATATGTGCAATTAACGCCAAATGACGCAGAAAAGATTATTTATGTGCGTAACAGTCTTAGCGGATCACGCAGTATTTTGCTTTTCCAAGGGACATATAACGCGAGTAACGACTACGAAGTTCCTGCGGGAACGACTGCGGTTGTGTTTTTTGACGGTGCGGGTTCTGGCGCGGTAGCGGCGAACGTATTTAACAATGCACACTTTGATGCTTTGAATGTAGTTGGAAGTGTGACAGTCGGCGGAGGCGTGACTGTAACAGGCACGGTTGATGCGGGGACGGTTGAGTTTGACAACCTTTCTGGTACTGGGGCAGTATCTGTCACTAATATTCTCGACGAAGACAACATGGCCTCTAACAGTGCCACTGCTTTGTCTACTCAACAGTCCATCAAGGCGTATGTAGATAGTCAGGTTGGCACGGTTGATACGCTTGCAGAGATTCTTGCTAACGGCAACACGACTGGCGGCACGGATATTGCGGTATCTACTGGCGATGACATTACGTTTGCGGATAACAGCAAAGCCATCTTCGGCGCTGGGTCTGACCTACAGATTTACCATGATAGCGCAAGTGGTCAGAGCATCATCCATGAGAATGGCCCTAGCGTTCTTAAAATTCGTGCTACTGATTTTCGTATATCTAACGCAGATAATACAGCGGATTACTTATCTGCAAATAACGGGGCAGAGGTCAGCATTAGATATAATGGCGCAGTGAAACTCGCCACCACAAACACTGGGGTCGATATTACAGGCACTTTGGTTAGCGATGGGCTGACTGTGGATGGCACGGTCACAGGAAACATCGCCAGTTTCATTAACGATGGAAACTCGACAAACGCCAAAGGCATAAAAATTCAAGGCGGTACAGACAACGGCTTTGGAGAAAACTATAAGATCGAGTTTTTTGACGGTGATGGCACCGCCTCTGGTCGAATTTCAACGAACACAGGTTCAATAAATATTGAAGCTGCGCCTGTGACTATTAATGAAGCTGGTAGCGACCTCGACTTCCGCGTTGAGAGTAGCAGCAACACCCATGCGCTGTTTGTTGATGCTGGGGGCGATTATGTATCTGTGGGAACCGCAGGGAACCTTAACGGGAAGTTAAATGTTTCGGGTTCAATAGTAGCCACTAACGGACAAGCTGTCGACCCAGATGCTCTAAGCGCAGGGAACGTGGCTCTAGGTCAAATTGCAGACGGCTCCGGTTGGGGTGCAGTTGGGCTAGGCTGGAAAGGGTCTGGCGCTGGTGACACAGCAGCAATCGGCTACGCTGGCGAGACTCTTTATTTTGCTATGGGTGACGGCACTAATGCCAATTCATTTGCAACTGTTTTTAAGTTAGGTCGCAATGAGATTGTTGTAAACGAGGACAGTAACGATATCGACTTCCGCGTTGAGAGTGACACTAACACGCACATGCTGTTTGTGGACAGCACTAACAACAGGGTAAACATCGGTATCAACGATGTAACCAGTTCTGCGCAAGTAGCCATGCAAGGATCACTGGCGGTTGGTCGCACATCGACAACCACAGGTGACTTTATTTCTGGCGGTGGCGGCAATAGCACCTCTTACAATGGCGTTGCTATTATGTCCAACGCAAAAAGCAACACATCGCAAAACAACGCCGCCTTGAACTCTTGGATTGTTGATGTAGGTGGGCGTGCAGGTGATGGTGTTACCTTTCCAGTAACGACACAAAACACATTCTCAGTACGTTATTGGCCAGCGGGGACTGCCGCTTATAATGCGAAGAACTTTCTGACTATCGGATCAGGCTCGACTGTTTTTAATGATGACAGCAACGACCACGACTTCCGCGTTGAGAGTGATAACAACTCCGATATGCTTAAAGTAGACGCATCTGTAGATCGTGTTTACATAAAAAGTTCGGGCGGCGTGAACCAAGCAACTCTTGGAGTAGGCGGCACAATCGCATTTAGTGGGTACACCGCAGGAAGCTATAACTCCGCCAGCGGTTTTATCGACCATTCTGGAACCGCACTGAGGCTGCACTCGGGCGCAGCGGTCGGAGGTAGTTCTTCAATAGCAATTACGACACTTATTTCAGGCAGTGTTTCATCAGCCATAGCCATTAGCGACTCGATAGTTATTAACGAGGATAGTGTTTCGTCCAGAGACTTCCGCGTCGAGAGTGATTCTGTGTCGGATATGTTTGTGGTTGATGCAGGCGCAAACTGCGTGAATATCGGTGCCATAGGATCAACAACGACAAACTATTCCTTATTTGTAAGAGGTAATAATAAAGAGAGTGGGACTAATACCTACTACGTCCAAAAAATTGGTGCTTCGAATTATTCTGACTCGGGATCATATACAACTTTGATTGGTCTTGGCGTGGAACCTAATGCTGCATGGTCAAAAGGTGCGATAGGGTGGACTAGAACAAGTTCTTACGACAGAGGCCATATGGTGTTCCTAAACAACAATACATATGATACCAGTACCGCCTCACTAAGTGACGAAATAATGCGTATAACTTCCTCTGGTGTAGGGATTTCAGGATCACTATCAAAAAGTTCGGGTTCTTTCCGCATACCTCACCCAGTAGCAAGCAAAACAGAAACACATGACCTTGTTCACTCGTTTGTTGAAGCACCACAAGCAGACAATATCTATCGTGGAAAGGTTGATCTTGTAGCAGGTCAGGCAACAGTAAACATTGACACAGTTGCAGGAATGACTGAAGGCACGTTTGCGGCATTAAACCGTGAAATTCAATGCTTTACCTCTAACGAAACAGGTTGGACAGCAGTTCGTGGATCGGTTAGTGGGAACATTTTGACCATCGAAGCGCAAGACAACACTTGCACAGAAACCGTGTCATGGTTGGTGGTAGGTGAACGCCAAGACCAACATATGTATGATACAGAATGGACTGATGAAAACGGCAAGGTAATCGTCGAACCCTTAAAACCCGTCGAATAACAACCCAACGCCATAA